CAATGTATTCCATGTCATCAATGTCTGCACCTTGTAATGCCAGTACGTTAAAGTTTGTGTTCTTATCCATGTAATTCTCCTTATGCAAAGAAGTAATCTGACTTCTCTACATCTTCTATATTCAAGCTACCTAGCTCTGGCTGAGTAGCCGTGGCTTCTATTCTAGCTTGAATGTTATTGAAATAGTTATCCTCATTGTACATACCTATGAAGACACTCTTGGTTATTGTAAGTAACTCTTCTACATCTGATGCGTGAGTGCTGAAGCTATCATGGACAGCCCCGAAGTCACCCTCGAACTGATGTATAACTAGGCTCATGTGAGCTGCATCTTGTGAGTGAATGAAGTTAGGTGAGATACCACACATAAAACCTCTACGGTCAGACACATTAGTATCTATCTTAGCTACGTGATTGATCTGCCCAAGCCCACTGATGGTACCTCTTTGTTTCTCTGAGCGTTGATGGTTGCAGGTGTAGATCACAGGGAACCCTGAAGGGGATGTCCATGTGATGTACCCATAGCCTTGTTCCAGTCTGTCATTAGCAAGTTGCTGTAAGAACTTCATAGTCTGTAGGGGGCCGGGGCATACCAGTTGGATAGCCTTGACTAGATCCCTTGCAAGACCCTTACAAACCTCCTCTGTTATCCCATACTTATCACAGTAGTTATACTTACTACAGTCTTGGAACATGTTCTCAGCGATCTTCTGTGCACCAGCAGAGTAAGCCCTAGTCATGCTGCCCCTCTTACTGATACCTTTCCTGATCTTCTTCATAGGCATACTCTCTAGTATTTCCCTACGAGTTTCATCTTTTGTTATAGATATCAACATCTTAGCTGTCTGTACATAGAAATCATTCTGGATATCTACTGGTACCAGACCAACAAGACCTGCTGTCTGCACATCCTTAGAGATAGCACCTAGGTGTTGCCACCCATTGTTGCTACCATCCACTGGTATAGGCAGATTAGAATAGTAATGACCATTGCTCTCCTTATACTTTAGTAGTTCTATACACGCTGCTAGAAACGCTACTGGTTTCTCACAGTCATTCAAGGTTCTCTTCATTGCTGTCATGTACACCTTGGCATAGTTGTTCTCAACCCACAACTCCCTATCTCTTAACGTCATCTTGTCTACTGAGATGTCATCTAATCCTTCAGAATCTAGGTGAGTCTTGTAGTCAGAGGTGCACCATGAGGGTATAGATCCCTTAGGATAGCTCTCGTTGTACGAGGAGGCACAATGTATCTTTATCCAACGCAACCCACTGGGTGTAACCAACTGTGCCTTAGAGAAGCTTAGGAGGCTTCTGGCGAGGTCTGACCCTTGGAAGCTCATGTAGCTCTCCACGTAGTAGACTCGTCCACGGTAGTCAATGTCCAGTGCATAGTAGAACTGATCAACCTCTGACAGGGCTGTTGCCTTAGCTATTGTGTACGAATAATCAATCTTCTTCGACCTATTCTCAGGGGACTTATCATCTTCCTTGTAGAACTTATAGGGGTTAGCCTTGACAGCTTCTAGTATGTCCTTGTTGATTACCCAAGGTACCTGTTGCAACTTGTTCACTGCTTTGATAGCCTTGGTTCCTAACAATTCTTTGAAGGGGCCATCGAGTATCTCATCCCATCTTTTGACAACACCCTTGACAAACTTAGGACTGACCCTTGTAAACTGTATGATCTGTTCAGCCCTGTTGATGGGTCTGGGGCGTTCACTCCAAGTACCATGTAAGGTCATCTTAGCTACAGCCACTGGTAGTTCTGTTGGGAATGTGTCAAGTAGTGTTATCTCGACAGGTTTAATTGATTTGAATGCTGGCTTAATTATATCCACGTACCCCAGTCGGTAGTAAGCTTCAACAAACATGTCACCAAGGCGCACTTCATCTTTCCAGTCATGCCTCCTTGAGTTAGTCAGGGAGGTCAGGATTCGTTTACCTATAGCGATACTTGTTACTGTTAGTTTACATTGTGCAACATTAGAAACACTTTTAGCTTGTGTAGTAATAACTGCATGAGCTACAAGCACAAACTCTTGGAGCCTCTTATGAGACTCCGGGTGTTTATTCAGCAGCTTGGCCCCATGAGAAGCCCTGCTCTGGTTTCCAGTAAGTTTTAATCTTAGGTATAACTCTATATTATCTAACCAATCCATTACAATACCTATTGTTTACATGATGTCGAACCCCGCCACTCCTGCTGATAATCGAGTTGTCTTGGGGTCATAGACTGCGGTACCTGCGTCACCAGTATTACCTGTAAAGCGTGACTTAAGCACCCTGAGTTTAATTGTGTTACGTTCATAGTCTTCTTCAGCCACTAGGTTCCTAGCGAATGCAATGATGTCGAAGCTGATCTGCTTGATACTACCTGAGCCTTTGATGTCATCAATTGATGGTAGCAATCCCTCTTCGAAGGACTTACCTTGAGACTTACGCAAGTGACTGATCAAGCCTAACCACACGTTGTGTTGCTTGACTAGCTTGAGAAGGTCAGACATTAGCTTGTCAACAGCTTCGTTACCAGAGAGGCCATTGGTTCCTTCTGACACAGCAATAGTGATGTGGTCTAGCACAAGGTACTTACAACCCATCAATGCCATGTACTCAATCTTATCTACAAGTGAGGCATCAGATACAGAACCTTGGTGATCTAGTAGTACAAGGCGTTCATCTTTGAACACTGAGTCAAACCCCTGACGCATCTCATCCTCTGTCAAAGGGGTGGTGCCAGTGAGTGGACGCTCCAGTGACATACCAATGAACTTCTCAGCGGTCTCTCCAACAGATTCCTCTAGGGAGATTAAGCCAATCTTATCATCAGTGTTCTTTAGAAGGTCAAGTACAATCTCTTTAATGACAGTACTCTTACCACTACCTGTACCACTAGTGAACAGTGTGATCTCACCCTGACGCATACCATCAAGCTTCTCTGTCAAACCAGAGAGGCACTCAGGGTAGGGCACACTGACCACACTCTTACGTTCCATGAACTTCTCCCACACCTTCTCACCTGCTAAGATGCCAGCTGGAGACCAAGGTTGTGCACCCCACATAGCCTCTAGGATAGCACCAGAACCATGCTCTCTCAGTTCATCACACGGGTCTTTCTCTCGTAGCTTAGCGATACGAACCTTACCCATACCAATCATACGGGCAGCAGCAGTGACAGCTTCTTGTCCAACATCATCCATATCAAACATCAACACAACAGTTTGGAACTGACGAATCCACTCACGGTTCTTAAGGATAGACTGTATTGACTGAACACCATTGGGCAGTGAGACTACACTGTAGAACTTCTTATACCTATCAAAGTTAGCTTGGGCTACAGCCATTGCATCCAGCTCACCCTCCGTAATAACTAGGGTCTTACCTGAACCTGCCATTGATTGTCCAAACAACTCAACATCTTTGAAGTCACCCATAGTACTGAAGGCTTTGGGTAGCTTACGTACCTTGTAGGCCACTGTCATACCTTTCTTAGTGAAAGGGTAGTAGTGAGCTTCAGGTCTACCATCAATGTCTACTGACATCTTCACATTGAAGTGATCAACCACCTCCTTGCTGATACCCCTTGATGATAGTGGGTACGATTGATATGTTGCTACGTCTTCGATTGTCTGTTGCTGGTAAGTCATCTCTTGGATGTCCTCAATATAATTAGTTTCTGTACTCTTAAAGTTAGTACGGCAGCTGAAGCAGAATGCAGAGCCATCAGCTCGTACAGACTTAGCATCAGATGAACCACACTTCTCACAAGGCAAGTGCTTAGCGGTTAGTTCAGATGATTCATATTCTCTAGTCATTGTTATTTCCATTTCTTCTCATAGAGTTCTTCTTTAGATACCCGTTTCTTCCTACGCTTATCACTCTTAGCAATCCTTAGAGCTTTAGCATCTGACTTAACAGGTGTAGGTTCTTCAACAATATCTTTACTAGCTTTCATAACATTATCCTATAAAGTGGCACACGAAGTGTGACACAATCCTTAGTCTTTAACGAACACACCGTTAACCATTTTACCAGTACGCTTAGCAATCACTTCATACGCTGAGCCTAAACACTCCTTAAGGTCTACACCCCAGATGTTTGCTTGCATTATAAGTGTCACTACAATATCACCGATAGCATCTATAACTTCATCATGATCAGTGTCCTCGATGGCTGAGCATAACTCAGAGACTTCTTCCAGAGTCTTACTAAACTGCTTAGATGCCTGACCATTAGGAAGGATACCTTTATCGTACCCCCACATAAGTACTTTGTTCTCTAGCTCATCAAGTGTATAGCTTACTACTGTTGTCATAATCATTTCCTTAAATGTTGTAACCCCACAGGGAATACCTATGGGGCTACGTTAGTTTACTCTTCGTGTAAGAACCTAGAGATTAACTCTAGTATCTCTTCTTTAGTTACTCTATGTTTCTGACAGGCTTGGGATAGGGCTAGCCTGCCCTCAACAACGTCAGTCATTGCTTTCATTACGGGGCCGTGGATAATATCCCTCATATCATCAACCATACTAGACGATCTCACACGCACCACCAACACAGGCTAGCTCCTGAGAACCTGTAGTGTTGTCTTCCATCTCGAAGTTACCTAGGTCAGCCCAGTCAATGTCCTTGGGCATAGCCTCAAGCAACTCAGTGTACTTCTCAGGGGTTATATCTTCATAGGGTGCCTGTTGGTATACATGATCGCTAACGGGCAGCAGAGAGATCCCTGAGCACATATCGAAGTTGTCCCAGATCCATTGGCATACCTCTAAGAACTCATCGTCAGTGTAGTAGACGGTAATGCTTGGCTTGTGTTCACAATAGAAGTTCTGATATGCTTTCCATTGTTCAAGCTGAGCCATTGCACCTACCTCTTTGACAGTAACACTAGCTTCAGGTGCCTTGACAGGGAAGCTGAACACCAGTGAGGATTCACTAAATGTATCTTGCTCTACTGGGAATCCTTTATCTTGCATGAAGGCTGCCAGAGGGTCTTTCTTGTCTGAACGTACACGACGAATGTAATGCTTAGAAAAGCGAGGATGAATGCCAGAAGCACTATCGACAAGCTGAGATACAGTACCACTGGGCTTAACAGCTGTAATAGCAGCAGCCTGAGCAATGCCAAGCTTCTTAGCCCACTTCTCATTAACTTTAACAGCAGCATCTCGCATTGTCTCAAGCCACTCTTGTAGTTCACCATTCACACCACCCCTTGCGTTAAGTACAGGATGATCCATGATACCTGTGAGGCTTACACCAAGTAACGCTTCCTCTTCCGTGTTAGTCTTCCAAGACTTACGTAGGTAACGGAAGTCAGTTAGTGTAGCCTGTAGTGTGCCGATGATAGCTGCCATCTCGATCTTCTCTTTAAGATCTTCAAGGGTATCCCCTGCACGTACCACTACCTCTGAGAGGTTACAGAACTGGTTACTGCGTAAGATTATTTCCGAACACGGATTAGTTCCAAACTCATACGTAGCATCTCTCCGACCGTTACGAGCAGCAATCTTCTGGGCTGCAACACGACTGAAGATACCACGCTCACCAGCCTTAGACTCGTACATGTTATTCATCTCATTGAGAAAGGCTTCAAAGTCTGGCTTCTCAGTGTACGCTACGCTGTTGTTAGCGAGTCTACGTTGACCCTCATCCAACCACCACTGCCCTGACTTAGCCTTGGACATGCGTTGATCTGATAGGTTAGAGAGGCTGATCAGTGCAGACCTACGGACACCACCTACAACTACGATGTCAGCAATCTTACAGCACACATCATGGCACTCAATGCTTGATAGCTTACGACCCTTAGACTTCTGGAAGAGTTGCACACAGAAGTTGAAGAGATCTACTAGTGGCTCAGGCCCAGAGGCACGACCACCGAATGTCTTAAGGCGTTCACCTGCACCACGTACTTTACTCACATCCCACTTAGGGATCTTACCTGCATACAGCATAGCGATAAGCTCACGGAAGGCAGAAGCCCAACCAATCTTACTGTCAGCTACAACAATAACAGTGTCTGTAGGATGGAACTCTTCTGACACAATAGGTAGCTTGTTAATGTAGTTACGTTCAACACTGAACCCTACACCTGTACCACACATGAGCACATACATCAGCTCGTCAAAGCTACGGGGTGAGTCAATGTGTAAGTAGCTACAGTTGAAACCTGCTACGTTATCCTTAGCCAAGGCAGTACCTGCTGTCATCATGCAACGCATTGAAGGCATAACCTTTAGGTCATGAATGGCATCAAACATCTTACTACTAGTCTTCTGATCTAACTGTCCACGGTCTACCCAGAAGCTAACGTAACGGTTAACTGTCTCTGCCCATGTCTCTCTACGTCCTGCTTCTGGAATCCAACGTGCGTAGCGGCTCTTGTGTATAAACTGTTGATACTGATCCATCATAATTCCTCGTGTTCAAATGTAAAGTGTTCATCAAAGCCGCTCATTATGTACTCTTCGATGCATGATTTAATTGTTTCTTCTATAGGTGTGTCGGTATGCTTGTGTGCCCTATTGAACCCAGCGTCTACACCTACCTCAACTATCTGTTGTATTAGTGTGTACATCTTAACTTTCATCACGATACTCCACTTCATTCCGCATTACTTTGTACAGTGCTGGTCGCATAGTCTTTTGCTGAGTGTCCAAGCAAGCTTGTAAATGGTCATCATCCATGTCAGCAATTGCTACATACCTCAGAGTCTCGTCTCCGTTCTTACCATAGGTACCCCACGTTACTGACTGCCTGATCATCTCATGGCTATCATTTGTATAAACAGTCAGCAGCTTCTCATCACCGTTGACAGAACACCTTATGTATTCACAACCTCCATCTAGCATGTACCCGTTGCCATTGGCATCCGTATGTGTCACATAGTCGTGACGGTGGCGTGAATGTAGTACTGTCCCGTCAGGCGTTAGCATCTTGTTACTAAGTATCTCAATCATTCACATAACCCTTCAATGCTTTGCTCTTTGCTTTCCTTGCGGAACCGTTTGTTGTATGTTTTCTTTGCACGTTTGACCATACCCCTAGGTGTCTTGAGGTAACTCCTCCAACCAGTGTGGACATCATACTCATCACCACCCTTGAGCTTTATTCTTTTCATAAGAAAGTACCTATTGCATAACCAATAGGCCACCCAATGATGAAACCTATCACACCCCACTTAGTGTAAAACCAAAGATCATTCATCATGTAATATCCTCTAATTCATTTATGTGCACACTGATATACTCCTTACCTTTCTTAACGATCTTCTTAGTAAGTTCTATATGGTACACCTTATTGTCATTGAACTCCTCAAAGATACCCTGATAGGTATCTAAGAGAGGTTTTATTATATTGTCAAGGTCGGCACCCCTGTTAGACATGCCTCCCTCGATGGTGAACTCAACTTGGTTCTTCCCGAATGGCCACACTGCTGCCATCATCTCGTCCCGGATCTCCTCCTGATACTTCTTGTAGTCCGCTGTCTTGAAGGTTGTCCTCCCCTTCTTCGCAAACATCTTGTTCGCACTCAGGGGTTTCACCATGTGTTTGTTCTTCATCTGTTTCCTCCAGTGGTAGGGGGTCTTGTGCCCAGAAATCCTCTGCTGACTTACCATCTATGTACTCAAGCATCAGCATGTTGTTACTCTCAGCTTCCTCAAAGGTAGTAGCCATCCATAGTAACCTAGCGGAGATAAGCATTTGTTTCTTATCTGCCCAGCAGTTACTTACAGTTTGCCAACGCCTATCAAAGGGGCAGTTGAGTAGTAACTTCTCAGCTTTCTTTGGGCCTATACCCCTAACACCGGGGATGTTATCTGTTGCATCACCAATTAGCATCTGCATCATGAAGTTGTAGTGTCCCTTCTCAAAGTCAACGTAGTAATCTTCTTTCTTTACGAAGTTGTAGTGATTACCGGGGATCATGTTAAGGTCTTTGTCGATATGTACAATGTAATAAGGTTGTTCGTTCTGAATACACTCCCATGCCCAGATGGAGACTAGATCATCAGCCTCCATATCATGAGCCATCACTGCATCATACTTGTCAATCAAGTGTTGATGTCCATAGGCCAGTGCTTTCTTCTCACCGGGTTCTAACTCACGCTTACGGTTACCCTTGTAGTCATCAGCAATGGCAGTACGGAAGTTCCCCTTGCCCTTAACGGCTATCCTCATGTCTACTGAGTCAAAGACAGAACACGCCTCCTCAATATCCATGAGTGCCTTACGTATGTTTACTCTCATATCCTTTTCCTTCTGGGTAGCCATCGCTATCCTGAAGTAGATTGAATCAGCATCAACCAGTACTTGTATTCTCTTGTCCATTGTCTAGTCCTCTAGTGAACATCTGCATAGGAAGTACCGATCATGGCATCACCACCATCCATACACTCTACACCAAACCATTTAGGTGCTTCTTTGAAACTATCTTTTAGTATCTGACCAACACGGTCAGCATCATCAGGGTGTACAGACCAAGCAGCTTCATCGTGGTAGAAGATACGAGGCTTAGCACGTAGACCTTCTTCCTTGATCTTCTGCATTTGGTATGACACAGCTGCCTTACAAGTAATACCTTCTGCTGATTGCAGTAAGTAGTTGAGACACTGGTGCTGAGAGTTAATGAACACTGGTCTACCATCTAGCCCATGTACCCACCCGTTACCTTGGGCGTTCTGCTTACGGTTCCACTCACCCTCTACTTGTTTCTTAATCTGATCCAGTCCTTGGATAGCACTAGCAAAGTTAGCTCGGGCTTCCTTACCAACCTTGGGGTTACTCTTACCAGTCAACACTTGACCTAGCTTAGAATCTCCAGCACCAAACAAGTAAGCATACAGGAATGACTTAGCTACTGAACGTGAACACCCTAGTGCATCAGCATTACGTTGGTGTTGATCACCGAAGATAACTTCTTTAGTGAACTCTGCGTTACCCACGTAGTGGCATAGGCCACGTAACTGATTACCGCTTGAGTCTGCACCTACAATAAGGTCACCCTCATCAGCAGCAAAGCACTCACGTAACTCACGACCCCATGCAGCATGGACACCCGGTAGGTTAACAATCACTTCATGTCTTGCTCGGAAGGAAGGAGTACCAATAGTCCACATGTTACCGTGAATACGACCACTCTTTAACTGTTCAAACCAACTATCCATCACACTGATACGGTTGCGTAGTGTATAGTACTGGCCTAGCATTGCACCAACCTCTCCTAGTTTACTTAGAGAAGTCTCTGTGAACTTAGGAGCTACGTTGATCCAACCACGGGCAGTCTTCTTACGGGTATACTCATCAGGTTTCCAACCCTTGCTTTCCAACAACCACTCCTTAACCAACTCTATCTGACCCAGCTTAGTCTGAACTACCTTACTACGTTGGAAGGATGTACCAGCAGCCATCAAGTGTGTATCTGTAGGCAGCACCTCTTTCTCAAAGTAGTCAGTCAGTAGGCGCACAGTCACTGCTGTGTACTCTCCGTTCTTCTTGAACTTAGCAGTCTTAGGTTCCTTATCAATGAACACTGTGTGTGTACCAAGGTGTGGTTCGATAGCATCTTGTATCTCTTTAGCTCTGGCATTCATAAGTGCTAGGCTTGCCTTGCCCTTCTTGGCATTGAAGTTCCAACCCTGTTCCCTAACCATGGTGTTGAACTTGAACACATCGTGCTCTACCTCAAGACCCTTAGCAATCAATGGGAACTTACCATGAAACTGTTTAAATTCTTTTAGTAACTCTTCGTACACTTGAGTGTTTAGCTGCACATCTTGTATGCAGTATGTCAACATCTCTTTTGTGTATTGAGTCCAATCGTTGTAATCTAGCTTACTATCACCTAGTTTCTCACCCCAACCCTTCAATCCATGCCTGTGATTACGCTTATAACGTAGCATTTGGGACATGATTAGTGTGTCGTAGCACTTCTTATCTAGTAAGTCAACCCCTGTAACTATCTTTATTGCAGGGATATCGTAGCCAATGATGTTGTGACCGATGAGAACATCAGCTGCTTGAAGGTAATCAAGGCCAGCTTGGGTACTTTGTAGTGTATCATCGTGATCTGAGAAGGAAATGACCTCTTTAGTGTCCACATTCTGGCATACGATACACCAAATGGTAGAGATCTCTTCCAATAAACCGTTACTTTCTATATCAAATACAAGTTTCATGTAAATTCCTTTGAGTGCCACCCATTATTGGGTTAGGCTTAGTTTAGTTTGTAGGTTGTTGCGGTACTATTAGTACCCTAAGAAGGTAAGTTTGCTTATATCCATGATGTAATTGGTTTCCATGGTGTCATATGTAGTCATTATCTTGAAGTCATCATCATCTTCTTCAACTTCTGCAATTAGTATGAACTTCCCCACTGTATCTTCATCAACTCCAGCACTTGCTAGTGCTTCATGTAGTAAGTCAAGCAGTTTCTTTGGCTTTTCTTCAGTAGCTTTACCGAAATCACCCTTAATTACTTCCATTTGATACCTCTCGTTGTTGTTTTCTCTCGACATCATGCCTAATTCTGTGACAATTAGAGCATAATAGGTCACATTTAGCTATCTCAGGCTCCAATACTACCCACTTTCTACGTATTAGTTTACCAATAGAGAAGTCTTTAGCCGAGGGATCTCTGTGATGGAGGTCATAGATTGGATGCTCGGATGCAACACCACAATCTTGACACTTCTTACCACCAAAGTACTCAAAGATCATCTCCCATCTCTTTCTTCTGAAGTCCCTATCGTACTGAGACCTGTACTCGTTGCTTGACTTATCCACTAGAGTGTCTCGATCAGTCTATTAAGGTACCACTGGGCCTTGAGGGTGTCTTCCTTGGCCTTACCCTTATAGGACATACGCCAAATGTATTTCATGCAGTTACCCTTGAGGTACCCTTGGAAGGCCTCAGCAGACATACTAGCCTCGATAGCTTGGATTGCCTCAACACCACCTGTGTTGTAGTGTGATGGGTTGTTAACAGGGTCTATTGGTGTCTCTTCAGACGCAACCCCCTCTACAAGGGCATCATGGCGCTCTCTTTCTTGGAAGATCTCCTCAACTTGATCATCACTTACACACCAACGTGACCACTTTCTACGCACTCGTTGTCTATCCTTCTCTCCCTGTTCATCTTCAGCCGTGGGTTTATTCGCCCTGTCCCAGTCTGCTGGTGTTGCGTCATTAATGCTCATACTCTTGGCCCTGTTAGTAGTTCTCGTAGTTCTTCGTATCCACCTATCTTGTTTATCTGAGTGTTACTCACTGTGATTATCTGGGGAGCTGTCTTAGCTTCCGGGAAGATACTCTTGAAGTCTGATATAGGATAGTCCTCATCCAACACCATGTATATGTAATCTTTGTTT